TACCCGGAGTGTCATAGGTTCGAGTCCTATTTGAGCCACATAAGAAAACCCTTGAGGAATAAAGCCTCAGGGGTTTTCTTTATCTGCTTAAGTGTGTCCAAAATTGATAAAAACGATCATATATGTCCAAGATTGGTAGTATAAACGGTAGTATAAATTATTGTTCTTGCTGATCAGGTTTCCGGTCAGCCTTTTCCTTTTGCTTTTTCTTCTTTGCCTGATTGGCAATCGCCGCGATCATCATAAGCCTACGCAGCGGGGAATATTTAACCCTGTTGATCATGTCTGTACCCCTTGATCTCTAAGATATTTTTTCCATCCAGGCTCAATATCTCCGCTTTCCAGCTTTCTTTTGTAGATAGTGTTTCCAGCATCAATTAAAGGTTTTGCGATCCTTTCCTCATCGCTATGACCTTCCTTAAGCCATTCAAACATTCTTTGCAATTCTTCTTTTGATATTTGCAATTCTGCGGCCAGTTCTGATGTGCTGCACGAACACATTTCTGTTATCATTTTCTCAAGTATCTTATATCCTGGACGGCCTTTATAAATCGTTCCATCTTTAGCTTTCATCAGCAAATTGAGCGCATAGGCATCTTCTCTGAAAAGATCATGGAAATTATGAACATACCATGTCTCCCCTGGAATAATACAATTCTTCTTGTAAGTAACATAATTGTGATGCATCCCATAGAGTGAGATTTCTTCCTTCTCTTCTCCTGTGTTTGCATTTTTTATTGACAGACAAATACAATCTGCACAGTGAAACCATATATCAGGCAGATTGTTTTTTGCCAGGAAATGATCCAGCTTTTCTTTATCTTCTGAATACGATAACTCAATGATATACACATTCCCGTCAGGATCTATTGAATACCTGTATCCTGTTGCCATGTTTTCAATCCTTCCTGCATTTTCATGTGTACAGAAATGGTAATTAAATATACATCGTAATTCCTGTTATTCTCCTGTTACCAGGTTATTTTAATGCTGATAGAATACTCCCGCCCAATTTATCAAAGGAAACAGACCCGAAGTCAAAACGGATTTTTTCTTCATACTCTTCAAGGTCATCAGGATTCATAGCTGTACCACAAACACGATTTAGTACGATTTCGACCGCTTTAAGTCGTACGTTTGCGGGCGTATCTTCAGATTCAAGAAGCTGTTTCAAGCTAATAACGGCTTGCGGGGCCAGCTGATAGATTTCTGCAAGCATGGCCTTCTCCAGATCTGTCCGTTTCGGCCTGCCTTTTGGATTGCCGGAAGAACCTTTTTTGTATGTACCGTCGTCATTTCTTGATGCTGTGGTTACTTTTTTATCCTGGTTCATATGATCACGCCTTTCTGTAGAATGCTTTGAAATACATATTTGATTTTGGCTTGTTTTATGGTATAGTGTTTGTGAGTTCAAAACAGGTCGCCTTTCGGAGAGAGACGGTCTGTAGAGCGGGTCGCCTGTCGGATGATTGACGGTCCGCTCGTTTTTTTACCGTCCAAGCATTTTGAATATTAGAACCTCTGTAAAATCGGTTCTGTGATCTCGTCCCATCTTTTAATCATTGCAGGATTATTGGCTGTTCTGCTATATGCGTTCAGAAAGGCGCCGTACAAATCAATGTATTCACCGCCGGTCGTCATACCGGCTGCAGCGGCTATCATTTTCATCTGACGTTCTAACTCTGCTGTAGGTGCATTAGCGGCTCCTTCTCCTGCGTATTTACCGATAATCCTCATCATAGTGTTATTGCCAGCTTTTTTTGCTCTGTCGTAGAGCGCGATATACTCATGTGCTTTGAGAATACCGCTTTTCAGTAACTCAAGAGTGCCTGAATCTACTTGGCTTCCATCGGCCGTAAAACGCTCAGAAACGGCCTTTTGCAGTTCTTTCCCTACAGCCTTAATTGAGTCAATCTCCGCCAGCATAACAGTCTTTGCGGTTCTCAGACCGTTCTGAGCATCAAGAAGGTCTGCTTTTGTCCTGGCTATATATGCCTGATGTTCATAGTCGCTTCTTGTAGGATCCTTATACGGATCTGATGCTTTGTTGTATGCATCCTCCGCCTTTTGGACTTTTGACAAAGCGGCTTGATACTGCTGTATTGCGGCCTTTGCAATGTCATTCATTCTTTTTCCGTACTCCTGGAATTCACCCATAACGATTACCACCTTTCTTTTTTTCTTTCGCGGCATAATTCGCCGCTTTTTTCTTTTTAAGCAATGCTAAAAACAGGATCCTTTGCATCGTTGAACGCCGTACAGGTCGCTTATCCATGCTCACTCCTCCAATCCTAGCTGGCGGAGGATCTCGAGTTTCCGACTGTTCGCCTCCCGGGCACGGATACAAACCTCTGGCAGTTTCACGGTCAATGTCATCGCGTTGAGCCTGTCGACAAGACGATCATCCAGGTCAAGCTCCTGGAGAGGCACATTGGAGGTAACGACCAGTGATTTTCCCGCACGATACCGGCCGTCCAGAACGCGGAATAACACATCTGCCATCCAATCGCGCCCGGTTAGTTTTTGGCCTAGATCGTCCAGAATCAGCAGGCGACAGTCAATCAGATCTGCCAGCGGATCGAAGTTGTTCTCCGAACGACTTTTGCTGATCTCCAAGAGTTCGGAGGCGGACACAAATCGCACACTCAATTCACAGCGATCAATTAGCTCCTTTCCGACCCCCTTGGCGAGGAAGGTTTTCCCGGACCCTCTCGTCCGGCTGGTGATGAAAAGGCCGAGCCTCCGGGCCTCGAAATCCGGAAAGCGCTCAACGAATGTCCGGACGACCTTCTCTGCCCTTGCTGTGTCAGTTCCGTATGCAGACCAATCGAAGGCGGAAAGAGAGATATCCGCCGGAATGTCAGCACGTGCTAGGGCTTCTGCCACCTTGTCGGCATGGCCGCCTCTGCAGTGGCTACACGGCCGGACCGTACGCGGATCGTTGCTGACGAACTCCCAGCCGGAACCGCGGCAGACTGGACAGCGCCCATCATCGATAGGCTGAGGATCAGTACCGATACTCGGATCGTTGGCCCGGCGTTGTATTTCCGCTACAACTTCCAGATACTCCACTGTTCCACCTCCGCTGATTACTTTCCCAGGTTCTCACTGCAGCCTTCCAATCACGCATCCTGATTCCAGGTCGAAGCTCCCATCCGCGTGCTGCGTAATGATCTATGAAAGCAGCTGCGTCGATTCCATTCTGCCGTTCTGTGCAGTATGCCGTCACTTCTCCGAGCGAGGGAGGAGAAAATATATTTCGTTTCGTTCCTGTTTTGTTTTGTTTTGATCCGCTCTGTTTGGTTTCCAACGAATTCATACCGTTTGTACGATTCGTATAGTTGGTATTGTTCGAATCATCTTTTTCCCAGCGACGGCGGATGTTTTCCGTGTTGGCTCGACTCCTGCGCTCGTATTGCTCAGCCGACCGCTTTATGGCGGCCGAAAAGAAGCAGAAGCACATAGAAATGAATGGATCATCACCCTGGTACTCCTCACCGGTCTCCGAGAAATCGAACAGCGCGTCTAGCAGGCGCCCTTTTTGCTCAAAAGTCAGCTTTTCGCGGATGCGCTCATACTCGAGACGGTAGATTACAATACCTGGCTGTTTCGACATCAAGACCGCCTCCGATCGGCACGTCTGTTCGCAGAGAGTTCGTCGATGGCCACATTGATCCTGCGCCGCATGTCCGGTGTGAGCTTGCTTGCCATCGCCCTCGAGAGCCAGACCGGCGTGATCTTCATTGCTGCAGCAATCTGACGGTAAGTCAACCCAGATTTAAAAATCTCAATCCGTAAATCCTGATTGGGCTTCATTCAGCGTTCCTCCTTTCAATTCTTGCCTTGCATTGACACGGTAACACATTAAATGTATAATTAGTATACCAAGAAACTATCAAGAACGAGAGCAAGGTGAGAAAAAATGGATAATAGATTACCAGAAAAGATAAAAAAGCTACGAAAAGAACACGGATACAAATCGCAATATGCATTTGCACAGGCGCTCCATGTCCACGAAAAAACTGTACAATATTGGGAAACAGGGAAAACAATCCCGGAGCTTGATTCGTTAATCATGATTTCCAAGCTGTTCAATGTAGATCTTGATTATCTGACGGAAAAGATTCAGGAGCCGACACATGATCTGCAATTCATATGTGATAATACCGGACTGTCTGTTGATGCAGTCATGGCGCTTAATCATCTGAATCAAGTGGATCCAGATATGCTGAAAACACTTTCCCAGGCGATTTGCACTCGACTGTTTCCAAAGCTGTTACATGCTTTATCGGTTCTGACTCTTCCCAAAAGGGAAATGAACAAGCAGTATGGCGAGTTTGTAAGGAACTATCTCATAAATAAGCTCAGTGGCCAGGATGCGCCGTATATGGATAGTCCCGAAGATATTATTGCGGTATATGAAACACAAGCGCTCCGGATGATTGATGGAATAGCAGAGGAAATCAAGCAAAAACAGAAACCTTCCCGAAAAACATCAGGAAAGAAGGAATAACGATGACAAAGGAAATGGTTCCGTTCCGTGTGATCTACCTGGATATGCCGGATGAGATACGAGGGAAGATGTTTGGCTGTACTACGTATGATCAGGGCCGGTATTTTGTATTCATTGATAAGGATCTGGATGAGCAGGCGCGGAGGGATGCGCTGCGGCATGAGCTGTCACATATTATTCTGGGCCATCTGACAGATCCAAGGACAACCAATGATCATGTATACCTCGAGAATTTTGATTCTGTAGAGGCGGAGGCTTGTGAGTATGCTGCCAGAATGACAGACGAGGAACTTGATCAGCTGATGACATATGCTGATATGATCCGGACAATCTAATCAGCATGATAGGAGGGCAAACACATCATGCCAAGACAGAAAAAACAACATCTGAAAAAACGGGCTGACGGCTACTACGTATGCAGATATAAGGATCAGTGGTTCTATTCCCTGGATGAGGATGATTGCCTTGCTCAGAGGGAAGAATACAAGAAGCTGGAGAAACAGCAGCTCATAGCCATACCCACGGTAAAAGCCTTTGCGGATAAATGGATAGACCGCGCTTATCCTTCTATCGCGGAAACCACAAAAACAGGCCTCAAGATTCATCTGAGGAAGCTCACTGATCAGATAGGGAATCTTCTGATATCCGATATCCGTCCATCAGATATAAAGGCAATATACTCTTTGCAGTATGTCGGCCTATCAAACTCATACATAAAGGCCGGAAAACAGCTGTTTTGTGCCCTCTTTGATTCGGCAGTTGCAGATAATTATCTGAGGTTCAACCCGGCCAGGGATCGCACAGCAAAGCCTCATGTAGGCACAATTGGAGGGCATCGTGCAATCACTGATCAGGAGCGGACCTGGATAGAAACCCTCTGCACAGATCACCGCGCTCATGCTGCAGTTATTACGATGCTATATGCAGGATTGCGGCCGCAGGAGGCAAAGGCTCTGAATATCGAAAAAGCTGTTGATTTCAAATCTGGCCTGATTCATATTACGGAAACGGCGCACAGGAACGGAAACAATCAGTACATAATCACAAAAAAGGGAAAGACTCGGAACGCGATCCGGGATGTACCGCTCTTTCCGCCGGTTGAAGAGGCACTCAAGGGCCGCAAAGGCAGACTGATCACAACGGCCCACGGTGAGCAGATCACAGCGACAACCTGGCATGATACCTTTGAATCGTACAGATCCAGCATGGAGACGGCTATAAACGGCTGCCAGAAACGCTGGTACGGTAGAACCAAAGAGCATAAAAAGATCCTGGCGGAGGGAGGAACTCTGCCACCCTGGATCGAATTTACTGTTGTACCGTATGACCTCCGCCATTCCTTCTGTACATGGTGCCGGGATAATGGCGTTGAACTGAATACTTGTATCCGATGGATGGGCCATGCAGATGCAAAAATGATCATGTTGATATATGATGAGGTCAAAGATACCAGGAGCAAACAGGAGTCCGAAAGGCTCTTAAAAACCGCGTTTCGTAGTGGAAACGGTAGTATAGGAAATCAAAAAGATCATGAAACACCTGAAAAAATAAAGGATTATCGATGATATAGGTTCTCGCTTCATACCCGGAGTGTCATAGGTTCGAGTCCTATTTGAGCCACATAAGAA